CCCTTAATGCCCTTATTGTTTGCTGGGGTTATATTTGAAGGAGCAGTTATTGGCTATGATACTAATATTAAAACTGGTGGTTTAGGCGCTCGATATTTAGGCATAGGGGCAAGTAAACAGTATCGCATAGATAACATAGTCATATCTTTGCGCATGGTATCTGTGGTAACAGGTGAAGTTTTGATAGAAGTTTTGGTGACTAAAAGCATTTACAGTTATGGTCAATCCCAAGATGTTTTTAAGTTTATCGAAGCTGGCACTGAACTTGTAGAACTAGAGGGTGGCAACACCGAAAACGAAGGGGTAACACTGGCACTACAAAGAGCTGTAGAAACCGCAGTGGTTGAAATAGTGCAAAAAGGTTATGACAAGGGTTTTTGGATTTTACAAGAGGAGCAAGAAAGCTTAGAATAAAATTATGTTAAAAACTTTATCCCCAAGTTTGTTAGCACTAATACTATTTACTACAGTAGTAGGCGCTGATGATAATGAAATTTATGTTGACCAATCAGGTGCAACAGCAAACATAGATTTGGAACAATTAGGTTCAGGAAATATTATTGGCGGTTTAGAATCCACAGCAGGAAGCTTAAATCCCCTTGACTTAGATGGCTCATCTTTAACTTTAGATATAAACCAAATAGGTAGTAGCAATACTTTTCTTGGTGATATTTATGGTGACAATATCACTGGGTTTTTTGAGTTCGATGGAGATAGCAACAGTTTCACCATACAAGCAGACCCCAACAACACTTATGGTGTTGATAGCTCTGACTACAATGTCAATGTAACTGGTTCAACTAACACCTTTACCCTCAATCATGGCACCAGCGCCTTAGCATCACAATTAGATTTAGATTGGACTGTACAAGGTACTGGTAACACTTTGGCTTATAATATAAATTATGATGGAGCAACTAATTACACCGATATTGATGGTGATTCCAACACAGTCAACTTTACCGGTCAAGGTTATGCTGGTGGGTATTTTTACTTAGAACAAGATGGTGGCAGTAGAACTTTTAACATCCAGCAACTTTCAACATTAGATAATGACTATCTTAAGATTCTCTCTAATGGCAATGGCGGCACTGTCTGTATCATTCAAAACGACGGCGGTACCTCAACAAGCTGCTGACATTGGTGGCATATCTGAACTTAATGGTTCGGCACAAATTCAAAGAGATCAAACTTATCCAGCAACCCTAGAGTTTGCTATTCAAAGTAATGATGCTGCTATCACTAATAATGGCAGAATGGCAATCACCTTTCTTGATGATTCGGTTGTCAAACTGACTGAACATTCAGAGTTAGTTATCAACGAGTATGTTTATGACCCTGACCCATCTAAATCTAAGATGGCACTTACCTTTGCTTTGGGGACTACAAGGTTTATTACTGGCAACCTAAACCGGATTGATAAACAAAATATTTCACTTAAAACACCTACAGCAAATATTGCTATAAGAGGTACCGATTTTAGTGTGACTGTAAATGAGTTAGGTTCTTCTCTTATCATCTTGCTTCCTGATGCACTTGGGCTATCAAGTGGTGAGATCGAGGTAGTGACAGCAACCGGTAGTGTTTTACTTAACAAACCTTTTGAGGCAACTACAGTAGATGTGTTTGAGTCTGCGCCAAGCAAACCCGTTATATTGGATTTAACCTTAGATGTCATTGATAACATGCTTATTGTCACTCCTCCGGAGGAACAGTTAGCTACAGATCAACAAGTGGTTAAGGTTAGCAGAAGCAACCTGTTAGATGTTGATTTCTTAGAATTTAATGATCTTGATATAGATTACTTAGCTGAAGATGATCTGCAATTCTCGGAGCTAGAAATTAACATGTTAGATGTCAATTTTCTCGAGGATTTATTAGATGTTATTGATGCTCTAGCAGTGGCTGAAGAAGAAGATGCTTTGGGACAAGATTTGAATGCAATCAATATTGTTGGCACCAAACTTGGACAAGACCTAGACACACAAATCACATCTTTTGTCACCGGACAAACTCTTACTCTAATGCGAAATGTGTCTGCTAATGCACGCATAGACTTAGATGTAGGCGGTAGTTATACTGTTATCTTTATCCAAGATGGGGTTTCCAAAGTGGTAACAGTCAATGGTGGCGGTAATAGTGTCATCAAAATAACACAGAGCAACTAATGCAACTGAGAATATTTATTCCGTTATTTGTCTTATTAAGTTTACCTCTAGTTTTTCAAAGCACTCCAACAGAAATATTAAAACTCAAGGTGTATGACACTTTTGTAAAAACCCCTGACCCTTCAGGTTTTTTTACCATACTTAATATTACAGAAGAAGATGTAGATAGATTAGGTGGTTGGCCCTTTCCAAGAGACTATCTTGCTCAAATACATATAGAGTTATTACAAGCTGGTGCTATGGGTGTAGGTTGGGTTATAGCTTTTCCACAACCTGATAGATTGGGTGGGGATGCTGCATTTGCTGATGCTCTTGGTTATGGTGGTTCAGTGCTTGCAATGTTCGAAAACCCAAATAATAATTATCCACCAACTACAGGCACAGTTATCCTAGGTCCGGACAAAGGTGGTATGATGACTACAGGAGTAGTTGAAAACATTGAGAAATTATCTTTGTCTGCGGCTCAAGGTATTGCGACTGCTCCTGTAGATGTGGACCAACTGGTAAGACGCATCCCTTTATTATTACGCACGCCTGATGGGTTTGTATCAGCATTTGGTACTGAAGTATTAAAACAGCTTGCTGGTAATAATACTTACATTATCAAAACCAATCCTAACGGCATTGAAGAAATAACTGTGCAAGGTTTGGCACCAGCCAAAACTGACAGTCTAGGTCGTAAGTGGATTTCTTGGGTGGACACTCCACAGACCACTCTACAAGCAATGGATGTTAGCAATAAATTTGTTTTTGTTGGTATCACTGCGGCAGGCATCATGCCGCAACTAGCAACTCCAGTCGGTTTGTTAGAGCCTCATAAAATACAAGCTGCCTTAGCAGAGTCAATATTAGTGCCAAACAGTCCACACATACCTGAATTTGCTTTTGCATTGGAAATTTTACTTTTTGCAATTTTTGTGCCTCTAGTTTGGTTTCTAATCAATTATCTTAGTGTTGTTAAGGGTTTTGCTTTGACCAGTATTTTGCTTGCAACAACAGGCATTTTTGGAGCATACAGCATCTCAAGAGGGTTTTTGATAGATATTTCGTGGACTTTTATATCAGAATTTGTGTCTGGCTCTGTTGCAGCCTATCTCAACTACCAAAAACAGTATAAATTACGCCAACAAATCAAAAAACAGTTTGAACATTATCTTGACCCAAGACAAGTAAAAGAATTACAAGACAATCCAAAGCAACTTGTCTTAGGTGGGGAAAAACGGTATGCAACTTTTATCTTTACAGATGTGCGAGGTTTCACAGCGATGAGTGAAAAGCTTGATCCTGAAAAAGTGACATACATTATGAACAAATCTTTAACAGCACAAACAGAGGCACTGTTAAAGCATGGTTTTATGATAGACAAATTTATAGGCGATGCCTGTATGGGCATAGGAAATGCACCTTTGGACCTAGAAAATCATGAAACAAAAGGACTAATGTGTGCTTTGGATATGTTAGCAAATATGGAAAATTTGAATAATGAACTGGCAGAAGAAGGTATTGATCCTGTAAAAATAGGTATAGGCATAAATACAGGTTATGCAATTATAGGTAATATGGGCAGTGCAACTAGGTTTGACTATACTGCCATAGGTGATGCAGTAAACCTTGCGGCTAGACTCGAATCTGCCACTAAAGAAGTCGGACATGATATTTTGATTGGAGAAAATACTAAAAATGGTGTAGATTTAGAGTTAAAATTACTTTCGCCTATTAAAGTAAAGGGTAAAAAGAAAGAAATTAACTTATATACTATTGCTCATGTCTAAAAGAACCACAGTCAATGATTTAGCAAAAGATTTAGCAGCACATAAAACTGCTAATGCCGAAAGATGGAAAACTGTGTTCAATGAACTTAATGATATAAAATCAGAGGTTGCAAATATAAACAGCACTATAAAAACAGCGGTGTTTGGTCTGTTTGGTTTTGTCGGTGCATTAGCAATAGCCTTAATTACGGTGATGATATGAAAGCAATATTAAAAAATCTTGTTGGTGCTATTGCACCAACCCTTGGCTCAGCGATGGGGGGCCCATTAGGTGGCATGGCTATGGGTAAAATAGCAGAGGTGTTAGGTGTGTCGAACGACCAAAAATCTATTCAACAAGCATTACAAAATGCTACACCTGAACAAATGTTAGAGTTAAAAAAAGCAGAACAAGAGTTTGATGTACAGATGAAAGAACTAGAGGTGGATGTATTCAAACTAGAGACTGAAGATAAACAACATGCTCGTAGCATGTTTTCAAAAGATTGGACTGCAAGGATTATCGGCTTATGTACCATAGCCGGTTTTTTAGGTTACATATTTTTAGTAACCCTACAACCACCTGAACAAAACTCAGAAGCACTTATCAACTTAGTGCTTGGTTATTTAGGAGGATTAGCAAGTGCGATTATTTCATTCTATTTTGGGGCGTCACATACTGGTGAAAAAGGAGAGTAACATGAAAATATCAGAGGAAGGTAAAGAGTTAATAAAAAAGTTTGAGGGTTGTAAATTAACCGCATACAAATGCAGCGCAGGAGTGTGGACTTTGGCGTATGGGAGAACTAAAGATGTCAAAGAGTTTGACA